GATGTGTATTCTCCCTCGCCCTGAGCGGTTACGCCCGTGCCTGAGAGAAGAGCTTCCATCTGCTCGTCATACTCGCCGATGTAGCCTGAAATAGTAAACTTCGCCACCATTACTGCAAAGGTGGTGAGGCTTTGCGGGGTATTGTAGGTTTTATACTTTATTCATATATTTAGCGCATGAAGCAAACGACTTTATCACCTTTACCCATTCCGCAGAAGCTGAAAGATAGATTCTTGCGGGCTTGCGGTATTCACGGGCGCAGTATGGCCGATGTTCAAAGGCAACTGATAGCCGAGTTTGTAGAACGCGAAGAGGCGAAGAGATGAAAAAAGTAGACCTCCGCAACTTCCGGAGCGATGCCGCACACCTCGCAGCCTCCAAAGATCAAAGCGCAGAGATAGCACGCCTGCGCCTCGAATTGTCAAGCGCACACAAAGAGATTCAGGAACTGAGGGCAAAGATTCTGAGCATTCAGAAAATTTCCTACCTTTGAAGCCGCAAAGAGGGCGTTCTGCTCTCAGTCGCTTTGGTTTTGAGCATCCCTGTCGCGGGGATGCTTTTTTTTTGTGGGGTAAATTATTTTGCAAAACATTTGCACAGTAAAGAAACGCGCCTTATATTCGCTTCATCAAACAAACCAAAAGCGACACAAAATGAAAACTATCACAGCCCACAAAATGAACAAAGTCACTAACACAGACGCAGAACTTTTGGCTCAAGGTGTTGTAGCCTTTCAAATCGTTCGTTTTGTAGTTGATTTCTACGGAAATAAAATCGAAACAACTCACGATACCAAGATTATGAAAGACGGCCGCCAAGTTGTTATCGGTGGATGTGGTTACATTCCTAGCGGTTACGAACTAAACTAATCAAAGCCCCTTCGGGGGCTAACCCCATTGGCCGATAACCGAAATACGTTGGGAATTCCTTTAATCCGCGAATAGTTCGCACCGGCCAACGAAGCCCGCCACTAAACCAAACAGGCGGGCTTTTTCTATTCTACCACACTTACCGCCCGCGCCTGATTGAACCTCACCTGCTCCGTGTCTAGCTCAGTCAAGCTCACAAAGATTGGCTGATTCTTGAGCGCAACAGCCAACTCCCTAGACCTTATCCCATCCACCTGAGCGGCCTGCCTTGTCGCGTTTATCCCTGCGCTGATAACACCGTTTGCGAACTTGGCCTTACCCACCTTCCCGATGTTCGGATTATTGCCTACCGACCTTTCCAACGAAGCGAGGAGCGGGGCATATTTGGCGGTGGCCTTAGCGGTCATAACCGATTCGCCCGCGCTAATCTTCGCGGTGATGCTATCGCTCGTTCCCGTGCCGGGGCCGTCAATGCCAATCACTCCGGTAGCGAATTTCGGAATAGGGATGGCGTTTATCTTCGCCACCTGTGCAAGACCTTGAATAACCGTCAAAGCGGCCTGTATCTGCCCTAATGGGGGTGGAATAGTAGCTAGGGCAAGCGTGGCGGCCTCATAGCTGTTTATAGCCGCCTGAGCAGATGAAAGGATCTTTCCCGCTGCCGTCTGTTCACCCAGAGTTGATATGGCCATTTGCAGCGTTTTCTCCTTCTGATCTCTCTTTGTTTCCTCCGCTATTTTGTCCGTTTCAATTTGCGCCTGAGCGTTGGCTACTTGGGCGGCTAGAATCTCGCTATTGATGTCGATGGTGTCTTGTCCAAATTGTTCCAAAACCGCCTTCCTAGCCTCAAGAGCTTCCATCTCCATGTTGGCAATCCTCTTGTTGTAGGTGTCCACCGAGATTTCACCGTCTAGCAACCTCTGACGCTCGATGTTGATTTTCTCTTGCGCCAGCCTTTCAGCGGCTTCAAGCTCCATCTTCAGCTCTTCGGCTATGCGTTTTTCAAGCTCCTCCTTCTCTTTCTCCGCTTTCTTTTTGGCCTCTTCGTCAGCTTTGGCTTGATCGTTTGCAGCCTTCTCCCTTAAAGCCACACCCTGTTGAGTTATGGCGTTAAGTTTATTGTTCAGCGTTGTTTTAAGTTCTAAAGATTCGCGCTCGATGCGAGATATTTCTATTTGAAGATCGCGCTCCTTTTGAAGATCGGCCTCGGTAGATGTACCCAACTCATTTTGCGCCTTTATCGTTTCGAGCATTTCCCTTTTTAGGGATAGCTGCTGATTTAACAAATCATTTTCAATATCAATGGCTTTTTGTGCTGCCGCAATTCTTTCCGCATCGCTTTTGGTAGTGTCCTCAGCGATCATGTTTAGCTCTTTAATTTGCGTCCGCCCCTTTTCCCTAGTCACTTGAAGGTTGGCCTCTGCCTTCTCAATGTCTATTATTTTCTGCTCAAGCTCTGCTGCTGCTGTTGCTTCCTGAATAATCTCCTGACCTATGCCCTTAAACGCTCCCTTAAAGCTATCAATTGCACCTGTAAAATCTTGCTGAAATAGCTTGTAGATTCCTTCGCCAAATTTCAAAACCCTATCAATGAGAACTTGGAAAACAGCCTGCAAACTTGCTGTGGCTGTTTTTACAATATCCATACCCTTCTGCGTTTGGGTTAGGTATGTAATCAGAGTTCCTAATGCAATGACAATAGCACCTATGCCCGTTGATGCTAAAGCTACTTTGAATAGGTTTGTTGACCTCGTGGCCAATGCCGTAACGGTTGAAACGGTTTTTTGTACGGTAGCTAAAGTCTGCTGCTGCCTTGAAAACAATCCACTCTGCATCAAAGCCTCCTTCACCCCTTCCGAGTAGTTGCCCACGTTGCGCCTAGTGTCGCCCGTTTGCTTCTCAAGCCTCTTTAGCTCCTCGGTAAGTTTCAGCTTCTGCGCTACCAACTTCTGCCCCGCATCCGTATTTTCCCGCTCCTCCTTGCTCAGCTTTGACCACTGATCTGTCACCTGCGAAAGCTGCGCCCTCAACTGCTCGATGCTTCCCTGGTTGGCCTGTTGCGCTTTCGTGTTCGCCATCACCACGCGCTCATTGGTGCGTATCTCAGCGTTCAGCTCTTTGATCTTGATAGCGTTCTTTGTATAAGCCTCGCTCCCTTTGTCTAGGTTCTTCTGCTCCTCCCTGAGAGCTTCCAAACTCTTCCGCGCCTCACCTATGGCAGCCGTTGCCGCCTTAATCTGCTCAACGGGTATCTGAATATCTAGTAATGTCGTTTCCATCTTACAGGCGCATTAATTTCACTTTTGTCAATCCTACTTTGTTAGCCGGCCATTGCTCCACCTCCCGAATCATGAAGTAGCTATTGCCCACCCTTACCGGAATGGTTACGTCTAGCTCTTGGATGTCTATCGCGGTTAAGTTTACCATGTAGCTCACCAACTTCATCCGATCTAGCATAGCCTCGAAGGCCGTCCAATTAGCCGCTGCTATTTCCGTCCAATCTTCAGGGAAGCCCATGATCTGATCCGTCACGGTACCCCCTCCGCTCGTTATCTGAACTAGGTTTGCCGTATCGCTCACAAGGGGCATCGCTCGCGGCTCTGGTTGGATGTCGGGGGCATCGTATGCTACCCCGCTCCCTGAATACCTGAGAACCCTTGCATGGATGTTATCGGTGAAGCTCACCGCCTCAACGGTCGCGGCAAAAGGAGCCGTGTACATTTCCTTTTCAAGCGGTAGCCCTCCATCATTGATTAGAAGGGTGTAGTTGCCTAGCTCGTTATTCGCTCGGTAGGCGGGGTCATCGTCCGTGCCTTCTTTCCACCGCACAAAATTCTGTTGGCCGAAGTCGCCTATTCGGTATTCTCTTTTGGGCTTGGCCGTGTAGTCTACCTTGTCGCTCCAATCTTTTGCTATTGGCCATTTTGCCGCTATGCTGTCGATGGTGACAAATTCTAGGGTTTTGGTTTGGTTGTTGGCGATTATTAGCGCGTTCTTCCGCACCGCCTCGAATAGGTAGAGGTCTTTGATTTTGATATTCGGCAGGGTGTCGGCAATGTTGATCTTGTCGCCTGTTAGATAAGTTTCTCTGCCTTGTGTGCATTGCAATTTTGTTCCTGCAATAATGTCAACGGTAAAGTTCGGCCCTCCAACCACAAATAAATCTTGGAGAACAAATACAATAACAACGTATCTATTTGCAATAGTTTGAACGCCATAAGCATTTAACTCTATTACTCCTGTTCCGCTACTTGCATCTAATGTTTGACTAGCAAACACTTGCGATTGTACACCCCCTAAATTATCAGTAACACCTAGTTGAATAATACATTGTTGAGTACCCGTTAATAGTGACGCGTCATATTCAATAGTAGCTTTGAAGTCATACGTTCCGTCTTTTCGCATTTGATAACCGTAAACCGTACCACCTGAACTAACATCAAACGCGTGATCTGTTGGGTCGTTGTTTACTTGATCAAAGTCATCTGAAAATATTTGAGGGCCAATAACAGCCCCTCCTCCTGTTTTATAGTTTAACGTTTGATCTGATGTAAGCTCTACATCAAACAGACACCCTTTAACATTCTCGAAGTCCTTTAAGCTAAAGGGAATCCCCCAATTCTCAGAATAGTTATTCAGCGTCCACCCCTCCTCAGTAGCCGCCTTCTCCAAAAGCAGCTTGAAGTAAATAGCGGGGAAGAAATCCGTATGCGCCCTTGCCGCTTTCGTGCCGGTCCACCGTCCGTAGTTGATAGCAGGGTAGCAGTAGTTTGAGCTTGCATTAGTAGCCGCAAACACATTGACAGCGGTCCAATCGTGGTTCTGTGCGCTGAGGTCTAAATCTCGAATACTCTTGTCGCCAATGGTCTGGAAGAAATCAGCCAAAGCCCCGTAAATTCTCATCTCGTAGAATTGCTCGCTCTGCTCCAAAACAGCGAAGCCGTAGAAGATCGGCTGATCATCTACCCGCACCTCGCACTCGTACCTCGTGTAAGGCTTTAGGCTCGTTTCCCGCGTTTCATCGGGGAAGCCTAGCAGCCGCGTATTGTTGGCCGTCTTGGCTAGCTTTATCGGGGTAGACAGGCTTCCGCCCCTGCTTACTAGGTTGTTGAATTTAGCCTCTGAGAATGTGAGCGCAAAGACCTGAGAGGGGTTGAATCCATCTAACTCAAAACGCCTGTCAAGTATTACGGCTATTGTTCTCATTGCACCACTGGTCTAACCTCCTCGCCCTTGTAGATGGTGATGGAGAATTGATTGTCCAAAGCCGTATAAGGTGCCTGGCTCTTCAGCTTAAACCCTCCGCCCTCTACAAAAGCAGGTTCAAAAGCATCTAAGTCTATCGCTCTGCTCGTTCCGCTTCCTGTGAAGTTGGCGATGTAAACCTGGGTAGAGTAATAAAGCGAGTTCAGAATATCCAAAATACCCTCGCTTTCAGGGTAGGCTTTCAATTCAATGGCCTCGGTCAGATTCTCGAAATCTACCGAACTGCGAACTCCCTCCGCGTTCTTAACCACCGTTGCCGCGTTGCCGTCTATACTTCGGGTCCGGATCAGTTCAAACGAGTAAACAGACCACCCGCCTCCAGCGTTCCACCAGACCAAAGTAAGCTCCTTATCGGTGCATTGATCTCTCACCTCTTGGCAGTTGTAGAGCTGAATGTTTACCTGCCAATCGTCCGAGGTGCTTGTATTGGTTAGCGTGATCGTTCCGTTGGCCGCTGTGGTAGCCGTTGCCGCTATGCGTATGCCCGTGTAATTGATGCCCGAGGCAATCCAAGAAACGCCCGTAGGTAGTCCAGGGGTGGCCGTCATATCGGTGCTTGCCTGTGGCGAATCTAGGAGAATATCAATCGTCTGCCCTACAAAGTACCTGACAATCTTAACCGCTGCATTCGCAACTAGGCTTTCCTGCTTCGGGCTTTCCAAATACACCTTGTAAATACTACTTTCCACCGCTGAGATCAGCCCTCTGAAATTGGAATAGCAGATAGGCAATACCGGTCCGCTTGTCACATTCTGCTTGAGTAGCAAAATATCCGAAGGGGCGGAAATAGCCGTAGGGTAGGCCACCGCGCTAACTTGGTGGTGGTAGTCGCTATCCGTTGCGGTGTCAGGCTCGCCAAAGTTGAAGCGCGTCTTTACAGCGGGCAAAACGCCCACGCGATATATCCCCGTTGGGTCAGGGTATACCGTCAAAGTCTGCGAAGTTCTTCGAGGCTGGGCCGCTGTGGTTGCATACCCCGTCAATACTTTGAACTCCTCCGCCTTCATCAATCGAACCACCCCGCCCGAATAGCTCGCGCTGTATGGTGTGTCTAACGTCACCGTATTAGTAGCGTCGGCCAAAACCTCCACGACAGGAGATTCTACATTGTCAGCAGTCGCCAAAACTGAGTAGTACAGATAATCCCCAGCAGCTACCAAAGCACCAATGCCGGTAACCGTCAGTTGAAGATTGCCAGAGCTATCAGCCGTGCCGGTCACGCTCAGCTCGTTCTTATAGGTGAATACCCCCGCGCCTTTGCGGTATGCCCCGTCAGGGGAGGTAGGGGCTGCAATTAGTGCTATCGCCATTCTATCGCTATTTTTTCAAAGGCTTCCTTGGCCGCCTTTTCCGTTTTGTAAATGTACTTAAACTTCTCCCCTCGGTAGGCGTTCTCAGCCGTTAGCACAAACGCTTTGCCCCACTCTAACTTTTCCACCACCCCCACGCTATTCCCGCTAATGGCCTGCTCGCCCTCTTTGACTGCTTCCCACTTCATACCGTTTGCATCTGTTCAATAAACCGCTCGGTGAGCTTGTTTACTATTGGCGTGATCACGTTGTCTTTGATGTATTGCCTGTTCCCGATAACGTCCAAAAGAATGCCCGTACCCTTCCCTGTTTTCGTATACTCCCTGTACACCTTCGAACCCTCTCTTCCGATCCTTCGGGCAATTAAGAACGCCAAGCTCTCTTGGCTAATATCCCTCGGCACTATGCCCCGCTGTTGCATCCATCGCTGAATAGGCTCAACGGGCGGCATCCTTCCTGGCTTGCGCCCCGTTTCCAACGTCATAATGTAATTGAATCCGGGCATCGTGGAATAGATAACCAGGTTCCCCTCCTCTATCTTCCACCTCAGCGAAGCAGCAGCCTCGCCCGTGTTGTTCATCGGCCCAAACTCCGTCACCCGCTTATCTCGGATGTTCTTCTGCAGATCGGAAATAATTTGATTCGCAATATCCCGAACGAGGAGCTTGATATCAATATCCATCACTCGCTGTAATTCGCCCAATCAAACGGGCTGACCTCTTTGGAAATAGCCCCTGCGAACTCGGCTAAATCGCTCCACTCGTAAGGCTGGCAGCTATTAACACGGATCTCCATTTGAAGCCCTACGCCCGTCAAAAGCCGCGCCCCGTACTTGTAGTAGGGTATCTTGGTGATGGTGCCAAACTGCACCCCGTAAGTGGCTGAAACCGCTGCTAACTCCTGAATGTACTGATTGGCGATAATGTCCGCGCTTGACAGAATGTTCATACTCGCCACGCTGTCTGAAGCGTTGTCATCTTGTAGCCCAATGTCAACAATAATGGTCGCGCTCTCGGTGTTGTCGTCAGGGGATCGCCTCACAAGCTGGAAGCCTTGCTCAAGCCCTATCACCACCTGCTCGGTGCTGTCGGCTACTTCGTCGCTGATGGTATCCCAAGTCGCGGCCAGAAATTTAACGCTAGGGAGCATGCCCTCCGCTACACCGCGAAGGACGGCAACGATTCGGGCGTAGGTGGCTGTTCTTATCGTCATAGGGGCAAAGGTAAAACAAAAAAGCCCCGACCCGTAGGCCGAGGCTTCCCCCTAACTCAAACTTGATTATTTTTGCTTATTCTCTAATGAGCAGATTTCGTTTGCAAACATCAGCAGTAATCCAGCTCTGTTTGCGTTCCACTCTTCTGCTGTGATGCCCATTTTCTTGGCGGCTTCAATTGCGATCTGACGGAATTTAGGATCTTCTACTAAATCCATTCTTCTTTTTAGTTCGCTTTCGATTGTTACTTGAGTGTTCATTGTGTCGCTTTTGGTTTGTTTGACAAGTCAAAGATACAAAACTTTTTCAATCCTGCAAATTATTTTTGAAATTATTTGAAATAAAAAAGGGGAAAGAGCTCCGACCTTCTTCCCCCTGAAGCTGCAAAAACTTAGACCAATGGAAGAATTCAACAGCTCGGACACCCCAAAGATACATCAGCCCTTTTGCTCCCGCAAGCGATCTGAATACTTCGCGCTCTCAACTAACATCGTCCAATCCAACAAAACAGCGTTCACCGTCCGCCTTTCAATCTCCTCCGGCAACTTCCCGAAGTGTTCGGCCAACCGGCTCACAATCGAATAAACGCCAAACGCCTGCAGCCTCTCAATCCCCGCGTTCACCTCCTCTGCTGTTGGCTCGGCACTGTCAAAAATCCCCCAGGGTCGCCAAACTTCCATTACGCTATTAATTTCGTCTAATGCCTTCGCGCCCACCTCCAGATAGTTCTCTTCGGGCAAATCGAGTATCTGCGTAATCCTAGCAAACGTCAGCGGCAAGGCTTCGGGGTGCTTCGTTATCGCCTGTCTACACAATTCAAAGTCTTTGAAAGCCCATCCCCTCGCCGGTGGTACTTCTACCTCGTTGCTCACCACCTCCGGAACTTCGAGCGTGAAGGTGATCAACTCATACAAGGCGAGTAGATGCCCCTCGCTGATCTTTAGCTGCGGGGGGATGCGAGGTGTCGTTAGTATAGCTACCTGCTCCCTGATGCCCTCGGCTTTGAATAGCTCCATCGCTTCGGAGGGGGTGACCTCCTGCCATCTATTCTTAATTCGGAAGATCCAACCCCCAAGTCTTACTTTTACCATAGGTTAGATGTGTTTCCATTTTTTTCCTGATCGAATGACACTAACTAGCGATCGAGCTATGCCATAAATTTCCGAAATAGCCTGTTGTGTCATCCCCTGATGACCGTACTTGATTCGTTCAACACAGGCTCTAGTCAGTTTTGAATTAGGGTGGTTTTCGCCTATAGCCATTAAACCAATATCGAGGGCGTGCTGAATGTTCTCAGACGGAGTACAATACTCTAGGTTCTCAAATCTGTTATCGGCCTTTATTCCGTTAATGTGATTCACCTCTAAATCGGATTCACCAACAAAGGCAAGCATCACTAAGCGATGGATTTTATTTGTTTTACCCTCACCGCCTTTCCAAAGATCTACCTGATAATAACCGTCTTTATCTGGGGTGGGCTTAAGTATTCTCTCCTTTCCAAACCTTAAACTCTTAACCCTTCCGAGGTTTGATACTTGGTACAACCCTTCATGGCCGGGTACATCCTTCCAAATTTCTTCGTACGTTTGCATAGTGTTTTCCTTTTAGGGCGTACGGTGTTCAGACCTGCGCCCTTTTTTGTTTCCGCTAAGATACGAAATTATACGTAACGTGGCCTACTAAGTCCCGGCCCCGTATACGCCCGCGCTTGGCCTTGAATCTGGTTCACCATAGCGTGAGTGAATCCCCACACAAGCGCATCTAATCGGTCGGGGCTTCCCTGCTGTTGGTCGGGGTTGAAACTTACCATCTGCGCCTCTAGCTTCGAGTGATAGCCTACATGGTGAATAAGCCCGCGCTGATAGAGTGCATAGACGGGTTCAGCTCTCACATACTTCCCTTTCGTGGCGCGAACGCTTACTACTCTGATAGTGGGGTCTAAGTTTTTGATCGTGCCTTCTACGAGGTCTCCACCTTGATTGACCTCGCAAATGATCTCTGCGCAGCCCCACCGCCTGTAAGCCTCTACAGCCTTCCCCGCCCATTCATTCGGGCTGTACCTCCCGCTCAAGTCCTCCAGTACATACCCTTTGCCGTTGTGCGTTCCTATCACTACTATCCCCGTTTCATCGCTCTTCTCGTTGGCCGTGACAGCAGGGTCCACCGCTACAAAGGTCCTCATGTGTTCCGGTGCTTCGCTTACTCTTGTCACGTTGATAATGTCCATGTCCCACAAAAGCCCCTCGGCATCGTCTAGCCATTCGCCTAGAAACACATGGCAGTATCGCTTGTAATTCGTGGCTTTCATCCTCTCCGCGTCCGCTATGAACTCCGCGCTGAGGTTCTCTTCATTGTCTAGGTATGTCGTGTGAATGTGGGTACACGGCTCACCGCCTTGAATAAACCGCTTGTAGATGAAGTGCTTTTTGTGGCTCGGATTCTGCACCCATACCACGCGGTTAGGATGCAGCATTGAACGAATAGAAAGGCTAATGGTATTGAATGCGTCTTCATCTAAGAACTCCTCGCCCTCGTCAATTACGAAGGTGGTAAGCCCTGGAATACTCTTCAGGTTGGCCGTTTGGTTGCCGCTGCTTGTCTTGATACCCCTGAACAGAATGCGGCTTCCTGTGACCTTGTTTTCTATCTCATCGCTTGTCACATCGAAGTGATGCCTATTCCCTAGCTTGTCCATCATTGCCGTGAACTCTGGAATGATGGATATCTCAGCGGCTCGCATTGTGTAACGGGTGAATAAGATCACATGCCCGCGTTGAAAGGTGAGGAAGTTCAGGAAGTGCGATACTACAGTAGACTTGCCCGAACCGCGCCCGCCCGTTAGTATTGTCACCTTGTGAGGTGGTGGGTTGAGGTATAAGTCCGAATACTTGGGATCGAGTTCTATTTGTCCTTCGGCTGCCTCCATATAATTTCAGGCACTACTATGCCCGCGCCCTCACTCGTTACGTCTATGCTTTGATCGGGCTTTCCTAGCACCCTATTCAAAAGCTCTTGCGTGGCTCGAACATCCCCGTCTTTAGCTTTCTCAACGAGTTTCTCTATAACGGCTTTGAAGTCATCCATTGAAATAGCTTCGCGGAGAGCATCGCGGTATTCGTTCCTCCGCTTGTCTACTCCCTTTGCTTTGGTGCTATGCCCTCCGTTGTTTGCTCTTCCGTCTGCCATTAATAGAAATTAACTATTAATTGCCAAAGGTACTAAACAAAAAGGATTGACCCGTCAGGCTCCATGTGGGTGTATACCTTGTTTCCCATGTCAGAACGGAAAGCCTCGAATACTTCCTCCCTGCTGATTGTATGCACTAGGCTTTTATCCACCTCTTCAATCCCGCCTACCGCTTTTCCAAGTTTGAAGGACCGGTAGACTGAATGGTACGACTTGCCGGCGAACTCGCAGGCTTCTGTCAGGTGGTGGAAGAGCCTGCGCTCTCCCTCTTGGTTTATTGCTTTGTACATTACAGTTGGTTTAAGGTGATTTTGTCGATGTAGTGGTAGTTGGTCAGTTGGTACCGGTAGATGGCATCCCCGCATTCCCATTTGCTTTCTATCTCCACGTCATCGAGCGTGAGTGCGCTGATCATCGCCAACGCCTTCTTCATCGTTGTAGCTCCCCCGAGCGTGTTGCCGTGTGGATCACTGATGATGTAGGTGTACTTTGGCTCAGGCATCGCGAAGCTCTTTAGCTTTTGACAAATACCACGCGGCTTTATCGAGATCGCGCTCAATCGGTTGGTCGGGCTTGCTTCCCGCTCTCAGCTTGTACTTAAACGCGCACATTTCGCAATGCTGCGCGGTGGCTTCCTTGCCCCATATCGCTACCATCATGTCGACGACCTCAACGCTGAACTCTTGGTAGTGGGCGGGGTTTACGAAGTCGTAGGGCTTTTCAAATTCAATGTCGGGGGTTAATAATAATTCACCCTGAGCTGCGGTGTGCTTCTTCCAAAACTCTGTATCCATTGCACGTTGCCAATTTTTTAATGAAATATTCACCCAAAAATCCACTTTCTCTTTAGAATCTACCCACTTAAAACCGCATTTAGTAATTGGGTTATAGCCTTCTTCCCACTTATCACTCTTTTTCAACCTCCCCTTGACGTAATCCGCCAAGGGTTCTGGTGCTGTTGCCATGTGGGCGGCAACCGCCTTTTGGTAATCTGTCATTTTACTCATTGCTTTGGTTTTATCGTTTCGCTAAAGTACAAAAGTTTTTTTAATTGTCAATCATTACCATCGCCTTTCCCCGCGTGCAAACATAGCTCCTCCTCACATGCTTCGCCCGCTGCAAATAGTCGTTGATATTCTCAAAAGCCCCTAGCTCTTTCTCGATGACCTTCTCAGCCTCCTGAAGCGTTTCGTAGTCGCGGTCGGGCTTGCCCTTTATGCAAAGTGTAAACCTCATGCTAGAAAGGTAAATCGTCTTGCTTTCTAGTGACGTTCTGTGCAACGGCCGGAACGGTCACCATCCCCCCATCTTCTACCCATCTAACGTGGCGGCCTTCAAACACCAACCCACCAACCTCCAATGGCTCCCCGTTTCGATATTTTGCTATGTCGATTAAGCCGTAGTATTCCCCCTTCTCATCTAACATCTCATAC